GAGGTCAGAAAAGGAGACAGAAAAAATGAAGTTGGTCTTAAAGGTACTATTCAAGGTATGTCATTTGAGAAAGATCCAACAAATGGTGTAGGAGGCCCGGTTAAATACTTCTTTCATGAGGAGGCAGGAATTGCTCCTAAGATGGATAAGACATATGAGTACATGCGCCCCGCCATGAGATCTGGTTTAACTACCACGGGTATGTTCATTGCAGCTGGATCTGTAGGAGATTTATCTCAATGCTATCCATTAAAAGATATGATTATTGATCCTAACTCAAAAGATATATATGCTGTAGAAACAAATATATTAGATAATAAAGGTACCATTGGTATGTCAGGTTTATTTATTCCTGAACAATGGTCTATGCCACCACATATTGATATTTATGGTAATTCACAAGTAGAAGAAGCATTAGAGGCTTTAGATCAGCAATTTAAACAATGGAAAGATGACCTTGCTCCAGAGGACTATCAATTAAGAATCTCACAACATCCTAGAAACATTCATGAAGCTTTTGCTAATAGATCAGTTTCTGTTTTTCCAACTCACCTCCTTGCAGCACAGCAAAGAAGAATAGAAGATAAAGAATATGGTTTTGAGAATCTTGATATTTCTACAGATGAAAATGGTAAACCAACTGTAAAAGTAAGCAACAAAAGACCTATAATGGAATTTCCAATAAACAAGAAGACTGAAGATAAAACCGGTTGTCTTGTGGTTTGGGAAAGACCTATTGAGAATCCTTCCTTTGGAACTTACTATGCTTCTATTGACCCAGTATCAGAAGGTAAGACTACAACTTCTGAGTCATTATGTTCTATCTATATAATGAAGGCCCCGGTTGAAGTAACTAAGATAAGCAGTGGAGAAACAGAAACTTATATTGAACAAGGTAAGATTGTAGCAACTTGGTGTGGTAGATATGATGATATTAATAAAACACATCAAATGCTTGAGCTCATTATTGAATGGTATAATGCTTGGACACTTGTAGAAAATAACATATCACTCTTTATACAGTATATGATATCAAGAAGAAAACAAAGATATTTAGTACCTAAGAGTCAAATATTATTCTTAAAAGATCTTAGTGCAAATAATAATGTTTATCAGGAATATGGTTGGAAAAATACAGGTACATTATTTAAAGCTCACTTGCTAAGTTATGCTATAGAATATACCAAAGAAGAATTAGATGTAGAAACTAAAACAGATGGTACTATTGTAAGAACTAAATATGGAATAGAAAGAATTCCAGATCCAATGTTAATTAAAGAAATGCAAGAATATAGTTTTGGTGTCAACGTGGATAGATTGGTTTCATTTGCTGCTTTGGTTGGTTTTATGAAAATACAGGAATCAAATAGAGGATATTTAAAGAGACATGTTTCAGATGATACCTCTAAAAACTTGCAAAAGTCAGAAAATTTGTTTAAATTAAGTAAGAGTCCTTTCCGTAATATAGGAAATAGCTCATCTTTTAATTCTTCAAGTTTTAAAAGATCACCTTTCAAAAATATTAAATAAAAGTTATGCAGGTATATAACGCAATGCAATTGAAAAAAGGAGCCAAGGTAGAGCACAACCGATTAGGTAGTGTTACTCAACCTTTGCAGTTTATTTCTAAGAAAGAAAAAGATGAACAGTGGGCCGCATGGAATTTGGATTGGCTAGAATGGAATGGTCTAAAACAAATTAGAAGAAATTCTCGTAGGTTAATGAAGAACTACAAGCTAGCTAAAGGTATCATTGACAGAAATGATTATATTGTTGAAGAAAATAATGAAATGAGAGATATAGTAGATCTTTTAACTAAAGAAGATACATCTGCTTTAGAATTAAAGTTTTATCCTATTATTCCAAATGTTATTAATGTTCTAGTAGCTGAATTTGCAAAAAGATCAACTAAACTTACATACCGTGCTGTTGATGATATTTCATACAATGAAATGTTAGAGCAAAAAAGAGTTATGATAGAGGACACTCTTATGGCTGATGCTCAAACTAAAATCATAGCAGCTTTAGTTGAACAAGGTATGGATCCTAATTCACCAGAAGCTCAAGAACAATTAAATCCAGAAAAAATAAAGTCACTACCAGAAATAGAAAAGTTTTTTCAAAAAGACTATAGATCAGTGATTGAACAATGGGCTACTCACCAACATAAAGTTGATGTTGAAAGATTTAGAATGGATGAGTTAGAAGAAAGAGGTTTCCGTGACATGCTTATTACAGATAGAGAGTTCTGGCATTTTAGAATGATGGAAGATGATTATGAAGTTGAGCTATGGAATCCAGTTATTACTTTCTATCATAAATCTCCAGATAACAGATATATCTCTCAAGCTAATTGGGTAGGTAAAACAGATATGCTGACACCTTCTGATGTTATTGATAGATATGGATATTTGATGACTGAAGAACAAATGGATGCACTTGAAGCAATTTATCCAATAAGATCTGCAGGATATAATATTGGAGGACTTCAAAATGATGGTAGTTTTTATGATGCAACAAAATCACATGACTGGAATACTAATATGCCATCACTTGCATATAGACAATATACTTCATTTATGGGAGGTAATATAACAGATGGGACTGATGTTATTACACAAATACTTGCTGAGGGAGAAGACTACTATGATCAAGGCACAGCTTATTTACTTAGAGTAACTACATGCTACTGGAAGTCTCAAAAGAAAGTAGGCCACCTTACTATGATATCTGAAACTGGTGAAGTAACAACAGAGATTATTAGTGAAGATTACTCTGTAACAGATAAACCTATTTATGATACTAGACTCTTTAAAAATAAGACAAGAGATAATCTTGTATATGGTGAACATATAGATTGGATTTGGATTAATGAAGTATGGGGTGGTGTTAAAATTGGTCCAAATATTCCTTCATTTTGGGGTATGAATAATCCGGGTGGGTTTACTCCTCTATATATTGGAGTTGATAAACATAAAATTGGCCCACTAAGATTTCAGTTTAAAGGAGACAATAGTTTATATGGATGTAAACTACCGGTAGAAGGATCAGTATTCTCAGATAGGAATACACGTTCTACAGCTTTAATAGACTTAATGAAGCCATACCAGATTGGATATAACATAGTAAATAACCAAATTGCTGATATACTAGTAGATGAGTTAGGAACTATTATCATGTTAGACCAGAACACTCTTCCTAGACATTCTTTAGGAGAAGATTGGGGTAAAGGAAACTATGCTAAAGCATTTGTGGCAATGAAGAATTTCCAAATGCTTCCTCTAGATACTAGTATCACAAACACTGAGAATGCATTAAACTTTCAACATTTTCAAAAACTAGACTTGTCTCAAACAGAAAGATTAATGTCTAGAGTAAATCTTGCTAATCATTTTAAACAACAAGCATATGATGTAATTGGTGTTAATCCTCAAAGGATGGGACAACAGTTATCTCAAATGACAGCAACCGGAGTTGAGCAAGCTGCTGCAGCTTCATATGCACAAACAGAAATGTTTTTTATACAACATTGTGATTATTTAATGCCAAGAGTTCATCAAATGAGAACTGATCTTGCTCAGTTTTATCATAGTACAAAACCGTCAGCTAGGTTAACATATATTACGGAAGCAGATGAAAAAGTAGCTTTCCAGGTAGAAGGTACAGACCTTTTAATGAGAGATCTAAATATCTTCTGTAGTACTACTGCAAATCATAGAGCTGTTCTTGAACAGTTAAAACAAATGGCTATTCAAAACAATACTACAGGTGCCTCTATCTTTGACCTTGGTAAAATTGTTCAGTCAGATTCAATTGCTGAGATTAACACTGTTCTTAAAATGTCTGAGAAAAAAATTCAAGATCAGAAACAAGCAGAAATGCAACAGCAACAACAAATGCAATCTGAACAATTGGCATCTCAAGAAAAACAACAACAAGCAAAAATACAAGCAGAAGCTGAAAAAGATGATAAGATGATTCAGAAAGATATTACTGTAGCTGAAATTAGAGCTTCTGGATATGGAGCAATGGCTGATGTAAATCAGAATCAACAATCTGACTTTGCAGATTCTATGAAAGAAATCAGAGCAACTGAACAATATCAAGCTCAGACAGATATTCAAAGACAAAAGCAAAGTGATGATATGGTTAAGCATTCTCAGAAGATGAGTGTTGAGCAACAGAAGTTACAAGTACAAGAAGATATTGCAAATAAACAACTAGAAATAGCAAGAGTTAATAAAAATAAGTATGATGGAAAATCTTCTGATAAAAAGAAAAAGTAGGTTTAGCCATATAGTGCAAAAAAAGAATTATTGAGTTTTAAATTTTCCAAGTTTATTTTGTATATTAAAGTATAACCTAAAAAACCAACAACATGAGTAAAGAAATTGATGACCTGAATGATCAGGTACAAGATTCTACAACGGTAGATCAAGTAGATATAGACATTGATGCAATTTTTGGAACCCCTGGAGCAGATAGTATTATGCTTCCAGATAACCAAAAGAAATCTGTTTTCACAGCAGAGAAAACAGACATGACGTTCTTTGACAACCCAGCAGCTAATAAAACTCCAGAAGAGAAACAAGAAGCTGCAGAAAAACAAATAGAAGTTGAGGAGACAATTCATGAACTTGATAATCTTATCTCTCAAGAAGAGGATGCTGGTAATAAAGGCAGACCTAAAGTTGATAAATCAGGACTATATGACCTAGCATCTAAGATGATTGAAGAAGGAGCTTTAGTTCCTTTTGATGATGATAAAGATTTAGAAGATTATACAACAAAAGATTTTAGAGAACTTTTTGAAGCTAACTTTCAAGAGAGAGAAAATGCAATTAGAGAAAATACTCCAAAAGAATTTTTTCAATCATTGCCACAAGAACTTCAGTATGCTGCAAAATATGTAGCAGATGGAGGACAAGATTTAAAAGGTTTATTTAGAACTCTTGCTCAAGTAGAAGAAATTAGAGATCTTGATCCATCTAATGAGTATGACCAAGCAGAGATTGCAAGACAATATCTTTACGCAAGTAACTTTGGAACTACAGAGGAGATTGAAGCAGAAATTCAAGATTATTCTGAATTTGGTAGATTAGCCCAAAAGGCAAATCAATTTAAACCAAAGTTGGATAAGATGCAAGAAGGTATTGTAAATAGACAACTTGCAGATCAAGAATATAAAAGACAACAACAAGCTCAACAAGCCAAAGCCTATCAAGATAATGTATATAATACACTTTCAATTGGTGAACTTGGTGGTGTTAAACTTGATAAGAAAGTACAAAGTCAATTATACTCTGGATTAGTTCAACCTAACTACCCTTCTATTTCAGGTAAACCTACAAACTTACTTGGACACTTATTAGAGAAGTATCAGTTTGTAGAACCAAGACATGATCTTATTGCTGAAGCACTATGGTTATTATCTGATCCAGATTCTTATAGAAATAAAGTAAGAGACCAAGGATCTAGACAAGCTGTAGAAAAAACAGTAAGACAATTAAAAACAGAAGAAGCAAGAAAAAATAGTGTTTCTTCAAATGGTGTAGAAGAAGAACCACAACAAAGAGGAACTTCTAGACCAACAAGAACAATTGCCCGTTCAAACAATATGTTTAAACGGTTTTAACTAGTAACAATTAAAAACAAATAAAAAATGGCAACTCCAGTTTTAAACAATGGTATATTCCTCCGGGATACCGCCTACCAAGCAAGTTCCCATGTGGATTCATACCACCTGGTAAACATGCTAAAAGATGCAGAACCTATGGACTTAGGTCCAGTTGACTTATGGGCTATGGCTCAGAAAGTTGAAATGCCACTTTATCAAATGTCTTCATTTGGTGGCAAGAATGTAATCATGGTTGATAATCACCGTGGTGAGTATAAATGGCAGACTCCTGTATCTATAGATCTTCCATACATTATTGAAGATATTGAGGATCCAAGTAGTATTCTTGGTATTGACGGTACAACTTTTAAAATTAAAATTAACCGCAGAGAATTTGGACATGGTGATATCATCACATATGACAAATACAATGGGGTTGAGATGTATGTTACTGATGAGGATATCCTTCCTTTAGGAGATGGATTTATCTATACTGTACAATTGGTAAACAATGACAACTATAAATATCTTGATCACAAGTACTTAAACAATGGAACTAAATTATTCCGTAAAGGTTCTGCAAGAGGAGAGTATGGTGAAAGATTCTCAGATATCACTACAAGAACAGGATTCCGTGAATTCTATAACTTTGTTGGTGGTGCTGAAGCTCACGTTCACTATTCAGTTTCTTCTAGAGCTGACTTGATGATCAAAGGTGGTATGAATGCAGATGGTACTATCCCAGTAACAGAAATCTGGAGAAACTTTGGTGCTACTAATGACCCTTCTGTATCTTCATTGGAAGATATGATCAAGGTTATGGGTAAAGACAAAGTAAAGAAAGCATTTGACAATGGTGATTTGTCTAGAACATTCCTTACTGGAATGGAAGCAGCTCACTTAAGCAAAGTTGCTCAAGATATTGAGACTTACTTAATGTGGGGACATGGAGGTAGTGTTCGTCAAGATGGTCCAGATGATATAAGATTATCAGTAGGTCTTTGGAGACAATTAGATAACTCTTATAAAAGAGTATATAACAAAAATAACTTTACACTTGATTTGTTCCGTGGAGAAATTTATAACTTCTTTAATGGTAAGGTTGAGTTCCAAGGTACAGATCCAAATAGATCTTTAGTAGTTCAATCTGGTATGGGTGGTATGCGTATGTTAAATGAATCCATCAAAAGAGAAGCAGTTGCTTCAGGTCTTTTGATTCAAG